ATCTTTATCTATTTTAATTTTATTTTTAGATAGCTGATTGTTTACTGAATTAACTCTATTAATAACTCTTGGATTTATATGTGCAACTTTAACTATCATTCCACTTTTTTTAATTAATGTAATATCAGAATACATTGCACTACTATTTCTTGCTCTACCAGTTGCATCAGGGTAAGCAAAATAAATATTATTTGGATACATTTGCTTTATTGTTTCACACATTCTAGCAGTAGGTAAATCACCATCACCTTGATGTGATAATACTACTTCTTTGATGACGTGTATTGTACCATCATATTGCTGCTGACACACCACACTACATAAGGGGTCGGCATTGAAATCGAATCCAATGTGCAACGGTAATCCTTTTTGGTAAGTACAATTTCCAACGTGTCTTTCTCTATTAAATGCATAATAAGTTTGTCCTTGAGTTAAGTTTACAAAATTTCCATATAAATAAGCCTCTAATAATTTCTCATCATAACTATCTTTTAATGATTGTATATAAGAATCAGGCAAATGATGATTATCAGTTGTCTTTCCGTGTACTAATAGTTTATTATCATCATATTGTTCTACCATTAAATGGTGTGTATATCCAAACCCTTCTGGTGTGGTAGTTATAAATAATTCAGCATCTTCACAGCCTCTTAGCCTTCCTAATGCTTTTTGTATAGTTAATTCAGCTGTTCTAAAGTTTTCAATATCTAATTCATCAATACCACAATAAGTATATGATGCACCAACTATTCTTTGTGGGTATCTTGTTTGGTATATCTGAATATTACCATATATAGTTTTAAATCTATGCTGTGCTATGTTGTATGTATATGGAATACCATTTCTTTCTAATATTTCTTTAAATGGTTCTACAAATACCTGGTCTGCTAGATTGTATGTAGGATATAAAACTAATCCATTGCTTTTACCATCTTTATTAACTTTCTGTATCATACAGCAGAATACACGTGCTAATAGGGAGGTGGACTTACCACTTCCAAAGCCACCAACGTAAGCTGAAATTCTAGCTTTCTTTTTATTGGTAAGAAATTCCCATTGTGCTGGTAAATAACTTTTCTTATGCAATGTCATTGGTCTAGATTTCTTCAAAGTTTATCTCAGATATTGGTTTTGTTAATTCTAATTCTTGCTTTTCTTGATAGCCTCTTTTCCTACCTTTTGTCTTTAAAAAGAATATTATTGATGTAGTATCATAGTCATTTATCTTTTCTAGTAATCTATTTTCTGCTAGGTCTATTAATGATTCTGATACATTCTGACATTTACTTTCAAAATCCTGGTCATCATCAATCCATCTATAATAAGTTTGTCTAGATATATTAATAGCTTTACAGCCTTCTGATATGTTTCCTAAGTTTAATTTTAATGCTTTTAAGAACTTTTCTTTTTTATCAGAAGTTGTAACCTTTGTAACTTTTTTTGATGTATTTTGTGTCTTTTTCGCCATAATATGATAACATAATATAATGTAACATATATTTTAAAAAAGTATTATTTAGAATAATGTACCTTGTTTTGTTAGGTTATCTACTCTTTCTTTGGCCTTATTATAGTATTCTTCATCTATTTCTACACCTACTAAATCTACTCCAAAGTAATAACAAGCAACTGCAATACTACCACTACCAAGATGTGTATCTAATATCTTTTGTCCTTTTTCTGCATATTTATTTAATAGCCATTCATATAGTTTAATAGGTTTTTGAGTAGGGTGTATTCTACCTGCACCACCCATTCCACTTTTATCATAACATCTTGTTGCTCTATCAAAAGAAGTCCAAGCAAGTTCTCCGTCTGCAAAAGTCATTCCTGTTTGTTTAAACCAAAATACCCAACCTTGACTATTATACAAATATTCTACAAAATAATTTCCTCCCCATATAATTTGATTTTCTGATACTCTAAATAATTCATCAAAATATTCTTTTTTAGGTATTTCTTTATCCCAATCTTTTCTTTCCCATTTTTTAAAACCACTTGATTTAGGCATACCACCACTATTTAATCTATTTATCCCATAAGGTGGGTCTACAATAGCCAAATCAAAGTGATTATCATCATACTTCTTCATAACATTCATACAATCATCTAATATTAAATCTATCATAGCTTTTCTCTTATAATTATAGTGTTATATTTGTTAGAAATATGTTGTTCTACTTTTAAATCTAAGTATTTAGGTGCATCATCCCATATAAGTTTCTCATCACTACAAGCATCTAATAATTGTTTTACACCACCATATAAATTATCTATATCTAATTTCTTCTTTCTGTAACTTATAATAGTTAGTTTAAACTTTTCACCTATTTCAGCTTCTTTGATTTTTTTTAATCTCATTTGATTTCTTACGAATAATGCCCATATCTTTTTTGATTGTCTTTTAACTGCCCAATGCTTTCTGTCTAATATATTTCTTGATTCTACTTTGTGTGGTATTGTTAGTATATCATCTTTCATTTAAAAGTTCCTTTATTTCTATTTAAATCTATAAATCCTACTAGCTTTTTCATTTTTCTGTTGTCACTAAATTCTGTTTGTTTTGACATTGTAACCCAAGACCATTTGTAATCATAGTTTTGGTAGTTTAAATCTGTAATATTAAATATATAAATTTGACCATCAACTCTAACTATATAAATAAAATTTTTATCAACTAATTTTGCATATTGTGTATTGTAGCTATACTTATCAAATTCTATCATAGTTTTAGGATAATATTTGTGTCTATCTTTTATTTCAGCAATATATGATTTATTTTCAGCATCAAATCTATTATATTCATATTTATCTTCAATCAGGTGTAAACCATATTCCTGATTAACTCTAAATAATATATATCTTTCTTCTTCTTTCATTACCAAAGTTTATTTCTTTTTAGTTTTCTTTGTTCATTGTATTTGTTCATAAATTTTCTATTACAAGGTTTGCACCTGGCTTTTGTAACACCATTATTTCTTAATCTATTTTCTTTCGTTAATTTTTCTTTACAATCAATGCAATGTGTTCTAGATTTTAAACTAACTCTTTTTGGTAATGTTATTCTCATTTGTTTACTTTATAAAATGCTTTTGCAAATCCTGGCGATGTTATACTTCTTAATCTTGCTCTTTCATTTTTTGGTAATTTAAAAGCATAATAGTAGTTTTTGCTCATTTTTTTTTTAACACCTTTTTTTGATATAAATTCTACCATATCAGGCTCTACTATATTAGTTGGTTCAGGCATATTAAAATTACCCCATAGACAAGTTCTTTTGCTATAAGCATCACCATACTCATAGGGCTGAAATGTGCATTTTGCATCACCTATATAATGTTTCAATCTTCCTACTGGATTCTCTAATACCCAAAATTTTGGTTTAGTTATTAATGCAATTCTAAGACAGGCATCAACAACTGACAAACCCTCTAATAATGGTTCTTTACCTTTTTTCTTCCAATGCCTTGCACCACTACCACTAAAATGTGTACAAGGTGGTGCAGATAATATACCATAAATTTCTTCTTTAGGTTTTTTAAATAATCTAACATCTCCAGTTCCAAAATCATCTTCTAACCATTCTTGAGGGTCTATAACTCTAACATCATAACCATTTTCTTTATATGGTTTACTCCAACTGCCTGTACCACCACATAAATCAAGTATTATTTTATCTTCATTAAATATCATTTTTTTCTTGGTTTTAACTTATCACCACAACATCTACTATCTTCTGTTGCTGGAAATTTATAAAAATCTGATTCTTCACATTTACTACAATAAGCAATTCTATTATAGCCAGTAGCATCAAGCTTAAATTCTTCATTTTTATATTTAGTTATAGGTTTCCATTCTTGTTGGTTCTTAACCCATCTTTGCAATCTTCTTTTAATATCAAATGTTTTCTGCATTTCATATTTCATCTTTGTACCATTTAAATTTCTTTCAGTCCAATAACTGCAAAATTCATCTATAACATCTTGTGGTACTTGTGGATTTGTTTTTTTATTTTCTTCAATAACTAAATTGATAAACTTTTGTTCTTTATTTACATTATTATCATTATTTAAAGTATTATCATTATTGTTTGTTTTTGATTGCAGTTTAGTTGCAGTTTGATTGCGTTTTGCTTCCAATTTGTTTCCGTTTTGGATTCCTTGTAACTCGCTGTAATTATTAACAGTTATCAAAGTTGAAATTGCATTAGATTTTACTTCAATCATATCATCATCTTGCAGAAGTTTTAAGAAAGAACGTAACCTAGAAATACCCCAATTAAATTCCTTCATTAGATTCTTTTGTGATGTTAAAAAACTACCAGTCTTAATGTTAATTAATTGATTACCTATAACAACTTTATTATCTTTATGGTTTGCTTTTAGCAGCATATAAACAAAAGCTTCAAATCTGCTATAACTTCTACCTCTAGACAATATTGGATTATCTAAAATCTTTCTATGTAAACTAATCCAACCTTTCATAGCCTAATTCCTGTAACTCTATATATAGCATCTCTATGCTTTTTTGATGGGTAATGTTTTAAATCTATCCAGCCTTTAACTGATGCTGGTGATACATTGCAATGCCTAGCTAACCAACTCATTGAACGTTCATTGTCAATTAAAAATAATTTTACCTCATACATTGTGTTTAAATTTGCTGATATTGTATCTAAAATTTTTTTCATAATATTTCCTTTATTTTGGGAAGGAAGTGGTAACACAAGCGAGTAACTTACTGTTGTATTGTGGTAGAATATGTATGTTACCACTCCCCATTATCATCTGCACTTAAATTAAAATGGTATATCCTCACTATCTTTAATTACATTTTTTGCATCATTAAAAGATTCTACTCTTTTCGTATTTGAAATACCAAAACTTAATCCATCATCTTTATCAGCATAATCATATGATGATTGTAATCTATCTGCCTCACTCATACCACCAACCATTCTTCTAGGTGTATCAGCTTTTTTATATGCTGATATAGCAATTTCATTTAAAGATTTTCTAACATCTTTTGTAGCCATTACTATGTCATTATAATTACCATCTTTATCTTGTTGTGAAGGCATTGAAACAAACATACCATTAATACCATCTACAATTTTTAAACCAGTTATTATAAATCCTTCATTTGTTTCTAGGCTAAAAAATGCTTTTACTTTACCCCATTCACCTTTTGACATTCTTTTTATTTTCATTTACTCTCCTTTAGAAATTTTTAGGTTTCCAGTTTTTAGGAGGGTTACCGTTTTTTAATTCAGCAACCATATCCCATTGATTTTTTTCAGGTATATATAAATCTCTTGCAATACCAAAATGCACGGCACATCTTTTAAATGCATCACTAGATTCACCTTTTTGTTTTTCTACATTACTTTCCGTACCACAATCCATTTTATATATACTTGTTATTGTTCCATCTTCTCTTTCAAAATAAATTATAATTTTACAAAACAAATTGCCTTTAATTTCAAAATATTCATTAGACCAATTTCCAGTACCAACTATTTTATCTAAAGTATCCTGAACATATCTTGCATCTATATATTTTAACATCATAGCATATTGTTTTTGATTATAATCAAACTTTCTACCTACCCTAAATTTGATTTCTTCTTTAGGAGTAGGTGCGGCTAATTTTTTTAATTCATTTTCTTTTATCATCTTCCTTTTCCTCACTTTTTTTAAACCCACTACTCATACCACATTCAGCACAATATCCAGTTAAACTATTTTGTTCTATAACTGAGTTCTGAATTGGCAAACCATCACAACATTCACTAACATATTCAACATCTTTTTTTAAAATCTTTTTTAAATCAGGGGAAATGTTAGCATCATTAAATATCATATCTAATATGTCCATTATACAAACTCCCTATTTAGTGCATATGCTCTATGCCCTTTAAAGTTGATATTAATGTGAAATATGGTGCTATCTACCTTTGCAACTATTCTAGTATCAGTTACAAAATATCCATCATATTGGTTTGTATCTAAACCTAGATTATCTAGGTATTTTAGAATCTTTAATTCCATAATATGTTACTCCTTTTTTTCCCCTAGTTATTTAATAATACACACTTTGCTTTTGCTTTTGATAATGATTTAAAAATTCCACAATGCACACTATAACTTTCATCATAATCATTTTCATCTTCAACAAACATATTTACTATATATCCAATTTCACTTACTTGTATTGTTATATTATCATTATCTATAAGTTCATACATATCATCTGTTAATGTAGGTTCATCACTTTCTACAAACCTAAAACCACTATGTTTTTTTACTTTGTTATTTATTATTTCCATTGTTACTCCTTGTTGTTTTTCCCTAATACATAGCCATTTGCTATATATAAAGATAATAATAAATATATATTAAAACAAAATACTTTTTTAAGTTTTTAAAAATAATTATAGTAATTATACAGCAAAATCCCTCATAAAAAAGGATTCTGCTGGTATCGAGTATGTGAGGCAGAGGAAGTGTTTTTAGATTTGCTCAGTTAATTTTAAACTAAAACTATATAAATTAGGACTTTTTTGGGTTATTTTATAATTACCCATTCTTACAATAGCAAAATTCTGTGGTGATGTATCATTTTTATCTAATTGCAATACCATTGGTAAATGTCCTCCCATTGTTCTGTGTACTACATTTGTATAAAAATCAACAGCATTATTAATATTGTATAAACTCTTACCATCTGCTGCAACACTATGATTATCTTGTGCTGTCCAACCATTACTATTCATCATCATTAATTGATTCATAACTTTTTCAGGCCCTAAACTATCAAAACTTAAACTCCAAGTTCTTCTACCACTTCTTCTTTGAAAATTATCACCACGTTCACCAAATGGTTCTGTTAATCCAAATGGTTCAGTAATCCAATTATTTGGTTTAGTCCAATTAGCAGTAGATATTGTTTTTCCAGCTGCTGTTTGTTTTTGTTTTATACCATAATCAAATGTAGTAGTAGTATTTAAATTGCAATTTTGTGGAAATGTAAATGTTTTACCCCACATTATACTGCCTATTTGTATTGGTGTTTCTGTAAATGATTGATTTTGTAATGGTACAAATCCAAATCTAAAAGTTCTATGATTATTTGTAGGTTTTTGATATATATTTAATAAACTCCAACCATCATATTCAGGACTAGTTCCTGGTATAAAGTTTACAATGTTACTTGAATTTAATACATCAGAACTATTATCTATATCACTTCTTGCTTGTATTTCAATTCTTGCACTTGCAGATGCTAAATTGTGTCCTAATACTGCACAAAAATCAAAATTCCACAAACCACTATCTATAACGGGTGTAAAATTATCAGCTTCAGGCACAATTCTATAATTGATTACATTAAAAGCATCATTTACATTTGATAATTTTGTTGTATTTGATGGGTCTAATTGTATCATTCTAATTGCATCTTCTTCTGATATATTAAAATTTGAAGCAATACTATCTAAAGCACCATTAGCATACTGAAATAGTGGATATGATACATATAATTTTGGTGTTGTTGCTATTTGATAATTTGAATTAGCCATATTTATTTCTTCCTAATCTCTTTAATTGTTGTAAATGTTTTATTTTCTTCATCTAATGTTGATTTTCTATATATATATGATTTTTTATTATTATTACCATCAAAACTTAAATCATTCCAATTTTTAGAAATATTATCATAATCTCCATCTAATCTATTATATAATTCTAAATTAGATTTATTAATATATATATTATGTGTTTCTAAATCTTGTGTTACTATCATACATTTAGTAATCATAGCTACACCTTTATAAGTAAATAAATCAGATAAAATATCATCATTTTTAATTAATTTTATTATTATTACTTTATTATTACCACTTTTAACAATGTAGCTGCTAGGTAATAATGACGTTATGTTTATAGTTCCTACATATTCTATTTCTATGCCTTGATAGTTTATATTTGTATCAATTCTAATAGTTTTTTGTCCAATATTTAAATTACCATTATATGTTTTTTTTCTATTCATTATTGTGTTATTATATTAATCATTGAAATTATATCTATTACATTTATTATATCATTTTCTTTTAATGTACCATCACTTCTATATATTAATCTTTTCTTTTGTAAATGAGTTAATTGTTGGTTACCAGTTATATGATTTACTAACATAGTTATATCAGCTACATTGATAAAACCATCACCATTTAAATCAAAATATGGTATTTCATAACCATTATGTAATGTTGCATTAGGATTATAATTCCAACAAGGTATATTTTCACCATTAGTAAACGATGCATAACTATCAATATTTGTATTACCAATAACTTGATATTCCTGGTCAAGCAACTCAAATCCGTGATTACCATCTGTTCCTAAATAGTGTAATTGATATGCTTTTATTGCAATGCTGTCTACACCTATGTTAGTTTCCATAATAATCCATAATGGATATATTGGCTGACCATTTGCAAAATCTACCTTACTATAATCTATGTTAAATATTTTTTCATTATTTATTAATGGTATGTGTATTTTGTCACCAACTTCTAGGTCCATATAGTTTAGTGGTAATTTCATATTTACCATATTATGTGGATTGCAATTATTCATTAATGTATAATTAGCAAAATCATTAACACTAGCAGTATCTGTATGATATTTTAACTCTATATCTTTATGACCATCAATAGGTAATATGTTGTAATTATCATAACCAGTTAAACTGTAATCAGGAAAAATATCATCTATTGATTTATTTATTGTAAAATTATATTTTTCTTGACCATAGTCATATCTATAAAACATTGCAACTGATGTTGTAATATCTTCTCTTTTTGTTTGTTCAAATTTATATGTTAATATGTCATTTATGTTAATAATTCTATCTATATCATCATATGTATATGATTCTTTAATAGTCAATAAACCAAACTTACCATCACTTGTAAATCTAGGATATGATTTTGATTCTTTTAGTATATTCTCTATTAATTTTTTTCCTTCAGTTTTCTCATTAACAGAAAATCCCATTTCCCAGTTATGTGCATTTCTAGATTCTATAATTGAATCCATATCAAATTTATTGTAATCAGGCACAATAATATCAAATCCAGCTACTTGATTAGAAAGCAATTTACCATATTCCATTTCATTGGTTAAAATATTCATTACAATATCTGATGGTTTTTTTATAATTCCATCAGTTTGTGTATTATCAGGTTCTAAACCTTCTAATTGTAATTGTGCATAGCTATATATTTGTTCACTTAAATCATCTATATTTAATTCAGTATCTTGTAAATATGAAATACCACCTAAAAATGGATATGTATCTATGTAATCATCATAATTATTGATAATTTCTAGATTAATCCAAGAAGTTTCACTAAGTGATTCTGCTAATGTTTTACAAAGTGCATATGTTAAATTATCATAATAAATATAAAAATTATCAATCCAATCATCAAAATTTTGTATATTAAAATCATTCCATCTGTAACCTTCCATATTTTGATAAAAATTACTTAAGTTAAATGTATTACTACTAAAACCATTGTAACCAAAATCTTGTTGATAAACATATTCAAATATTCTTGCTAAAACAAAATTATTAAACCCCATATTAGTCCAAGGACCATTAAATTGTATATTATATAAATCTGTATATAAATAATTGTGATTTATATTTCCTAAATATTGATTATTTTGATTTACATTTAGCACATCAAACATTCTTGCTGGTGCTAGAAATATTTTCCAAACATAATTTTTCCAAAACTCAAATGAACCAAATAATGCTGAATCATCTAACCATTCATATTCTTGTAATATCTGAAAAAAAGATTGTTCATTAAAATTGTACGTCATATCCATTCCAGCTTGTGTAGAATTAGGTAGAAGTGTATAACCAGCAGCACCACCACCATTTGGTAGTGTATTATTAGGAGTAAGAAAAGTACCCAACATATAATTTGTTATATTTCCAACATTATCAATAAATGTTTGAGGGTCAGGTTTTGTGTCATTCAAGCCTGATACTATAAAATTAAAACTTGGTATTATTTCTTGTGGCTCTAAATATTCTATTTGTTCTGTGTAATAATTATTTTTTCTACCAATTATTGATGCATAAATTTCTTCTTCTTGCAAATCTTCAATCAAAACATTGTGTATCATACCAATGTTGTTCATTTTTAATCCTTGCTCAAATGAATTAACACCATTCCAAAATGGTGGAAAATACTCAAATATTGCTATTAAATCGTGTGAATCAGCTTCATTTAAAGGAACATTAGCATCACTAGAAATATCTCCATAATATAAACCATCTAAATTATATGCATAAGATGGATTATTTGTTATGCTATTATTTTGTCCTTTGCTTCCCCAATAACCTTTGCTAGACCAATAAACATCATCTCTCCTTAAACTAAATGATGCATATCTAAATGGGTCATCAGTTGTTGCAGGTGAATTTTGCAAAAACCCTAAAGAATCAGATTCTTCAGCAATTTGCACATCTGCATCTGTTGTTAATAAAATTCTATTTAAATTAGCTTGTACAGATTCATTATCAGTATCATTAGTAATTAATGATTTCCATATTTGAAAAGAAATAGGTGCAACAAAAAATCCAGTTCTTCTTACTGATACATCTAAACTTGAATCATTTGGTGTTGAATTATCTAAAGATTGATATAGTTCAAAATCTGCAAATAAATGTGAATTTCCTAAAATATTTATAAAATTTTGACCAAAATCTCTATTCATCAAATTATTATTAACACCTTTTTCAAATTTTAAAATAATCCATCTACCTGAACCAGGAACTGTATCATTTGCATAGTGTTTTAAATTAGTATCAAAATCACTAGAATTACTTTGTATTTCATCTTGTATTCTATACCAGTTTTTTTCATAATTATTATTATCATTAATTCTTTCTATGTTTTCAAATTCTTGATTTGTTAAATCTTCAACTTCAATATTTTTAACATCTAATATTGAACCATCTGATGCATAAACTGATTCTACTAATCTTTGATTAAAACCAGTACAACTCCATAATTTCAAACTTTCATTATTAAAATCATTTTGTAATTCTGGTATTAAATAATTATTTTGACTTGAATTAAAAGTATATAATTTAAATTTTGAATTTAAAAAATTTTGTTGATATTCAGTTTGATTTCTATGTTCTAAAACTAAATACTGATTATTTTTTTTAACATATAAAGAATTAGCATAAACATCTAAATCTAAAATTTTTGGTATTCTAGATGTTGGATAGTTACCAGCTGTTGGCTGATTGTCTAATAAAATATTCATTACCTTGTCATTGTTATTTTCTAAATATGGTAATACTGGTGCTTTATCTACTTTACCAAATGTCATTGGTACTACTTCTGCATCTTTATATTCTTCTATAAGCCTTTCTCTAATTTCAAGCTGCAATTTATCTACACTCATATTTGGAACAGTTTTATCTGCAATTTTAATTTGTGTTTTATCTTCAGCACTAAAATCAATAGTAGAATTATTAAAATTTACTCTATTAATTTCTCCATTGTAAATCAATGCACATTCTGATTTATTTAGTTGATTTTGAATATTTATAATATTAGTAGATGGTGATTTGTAAAATAAATATAAATTTTTTCCTATTACATTTGTATTTATATATTCTGATAATTTAGTATTGACATCATAATAATTATATAATGTGCAACGTAGTCTGTTTATTTTAAGTGTTTTGCTATCATAATCAGTAGATGTTTTAACATTTGATACTCTACTGATAGCATTAATACTTCTAATGGAATTACCATCTATATTAAACAATTCATCTTTATCTTGTGTAAGTGTAAATAAAACCTGATTTATAGAATCTGTTATTACTAATACTGGTTTTAAAGTTTGATTAGTAGATATAATATCATTTTTAAAATTTCTTGATACATTTAACATTTAGATTTGCTCACCTAGTCTTAAACCTTCACGGATTTGAGGTATCAATGTATTTTCTGTAAATTCTTCTGTACCTATTACTGAACCTTGTATATTTACTGTGATTCCTTGACCCACAGGTCCTTCCAAATTAGGGTCGTCGAGGGGCGTCACTTGGACACGTTCTCTTGAACCAGCACTACCTTCACCAACCATTAAAAGTTGTGGTGAATCTGCTATAAAGTCAGCACCATATTGTGCTTTTTTAATTTGTTGTACTCTAGCTAGACCAGCAGTAACTGCTAATGCAGCTGATATTCCACCTAATATTTCTCCAGTTGGTGGTGGGTATGCATCAGCATATCTATAAAATAATGTTGATGCAGATTGATATGTATCATATGTTGTTTGTGCTATTGCAGCTGCTTTTGCTACTCCTTGAAATTCTTTAATTTCTTGTGCAACCATCTGCAAATTTGCAACATCTTCTTTAAATAATGCCTCTCTTTTTGCTTGTACACTATTGACTAATCCTAAAACTTTTGCTTTTTCTTTATTTTTATCAATCCAATCATCTAGATATTCTAGTTCTTTTTCTCTTTTAGCAACTGCTGCATCTTGATTATCATTAAATATTGCCTGATTCGATAATTCTTCTTTGGTTAAATTTTCTTTTATTTTTAATAATTCTAATAATTTTTCTAATTTAGCATTTCTTGTTTCTTCAACATCACTTAACATAACTTGCTCTTCTGTAAGAATTTGTAAATTGTCAGCTTCTTCACTTAATACTTTATTTAAATCAAAAGTAGCTGCAAATGCCTTTATTTGTGCTAATGACATATCTTCTGATGCTATTCCTAAATCTATGAATTGTGATAATATTCTTTGTTCTGTTGCACTTTCCATTGATTTTTCCCATTCTTGGAAAGATTTAGCAGCATCATCTATTATTTTAACACCATACTCTTGTTCTCTAGCAAATGCTTCAGACCAGTAAATTGCATCTTCTAATGCATTAGCCATTCCAGTTATTGCTTTTGCACCTAAAGTAACAACTGGTGTAAATAAATCACCTAATGCTATTTTAGCATCATCAATAGATGTGTCCATTTGTGCAAATATCATTGCAGTATCTTCTACTTCTTCGCCTAATCCTTCAACTAATCTTTGTGATTCTGCTAATACTGCATTATTAAATGCTATTTTTCTTTCTTGTTCAGATAATTCTGATGATGAAACACCTAGTGACCTTGCATAATCTTCATATGCTTTATTGGTATCAATCATAATACCCAAGTTGTCTAACATCAGTTTTGATTGTCTACCCATACCAGTAACTATGGAATCAATAGCTTGTGCTGTGTCTAATCCTAATGCTTGTCCTAACCTTTGAGCAGTATCAAATAATTGAGCCATTTCATCATCTGATTTTACAATTCCTAAGAACATAGCATTATTAGCTTTTGTCATCAGGTCTACTTGTTTCATTGTGCTATTTACTGCTTTATCAAGTTTTCTAAATGTAGTTTCTGTAAATCCTATGCCTTTACCTAAATTATCAAAACCTCTCCTAACTTGCTCTACTGCTGCTGCTTGTCTAGCTAAATCAGACATTCCTTGTATTAAACCTTTTGCAGCATAAAATGCAGCTGCTGCTGCACCAGCCCTTACAGCCATTTTACTAAGTGTACCAGTTATGCCTTGTATTTGTTTTTTAGATTTAGCAGCACCTCTAGTTTGTATATCTATTATATGTTTATTTGTAGCCATTAATTTTTACTTTTATTTTTCATTATATATTCTATTTTTAAAAAATCATCAACTATATTAGCTGGTGTTTTATCTAATGATTGAAATGGTGGTGTGTTAAATGTTTTGCAGTAATTATATTCTTTAATTGTAAGCTGAATATCCTCATCTAATAAATCTGCTGTATTACAAAAGAAAAAATGTTCAGAATATATTGCATCTGCTTTATTCTCTACATTCTTTTCTTCTAATTCTTGATAACAGCTCATTAGTTCCTCATATACATCTTCTATGGATTTAAATTCTTTTTCTGTACCAGTTGCTGGTGATATTGCTTTATATGGAAAATTAAATCCATTATAGCCATTATTATTCAATCCATTAACAGATACTAAAACATTTATATCAAAAAGTATTTCTTCTATTTTTTTTTTGAACCTAATTCCATTACTTTTAAAGCTATTGCTAGTATTTGTTCATCAGAATATTCATTCAATTCTTCTTCACTCATACCAGTTCCAAGTAATGCTATATCAAAACAATAGTACAACTCACCATTTTCTTTTCTAAAATCATCACTTCTCAATTTATTTAAGTGACTATGTAATTGTTGTCTTTGTCTTAAATTCAGTTGTATAAGTTCTATTTCAAAGGTTTCTATACCTTTTCCCTCTACCTTCTCTATACTCATTTTTTATCCTTTTTGCTTACCAAGCTGTTTCTTACATAGCTGCTATTGCAGTATCACTAAAAATATCTATTTTTAATGCTTCATTTGAATCTGTGCTATTATAAACACATTCAAATGGAATAGTCCAAAATAAACCATTTTCTGAAACATCTTGTGATGGGTCACCAGTAAATTGTACTTCAGCAAATATATTCATTTCTGTTGCTGATGATACTGTTCCGTCACCAAATTTTAATGTTAAACCACAAGTGTTATTGTCTAAAAATGATTGTACTACATTTTCATCTGCTGACAAACCAACCTCTCCATCATATTTAACTGTAATATCACCAGTTACAACATATTCTGGAAGAACATATGCTTCAGCACCACCTTTTCCATCTTGTCCTATTCTATTAACACCATTAGAAATATTTATATTAAATCCTTTTATAATTAAGTTTTGGCTAGAACCATCTACTTCTAATGTTTTAGTTGATAAATCTCCCATTTGGAAAAATGTACCTCTATCAGGCTCTACCCAAGTTCCAGTATAATTATCTTCTAATAAACAACCAGTTCCTGATGATGAAAATAAATGTGAAAATCCACTATAATAATTTCCACTCATATTTAAAATTCCACCATTAGTAGCCATATCACCTGATATTGTCATATCCGATACAATACAACCAGGAATTGTTATGCCTTGGTCAGCAGCTGGATAGTATGCTAAATTTACTGTATGTGGTATACCACTTGATATAGTACCTCCAATAGAACTAGGATTAGTGCTATTATCAACTACAACTGTATGTGTATTAGTTGATGTACTATTGGTTTGTGTTACCATTGTTAAATGTTGCATTAACAATTCAGGTGTAGCAAGAAAGTCAAAAGGACAAGTCACTGTACCACCTTTTGCATTTATTATAGTATCTTCTGCTCTTTTTACGTTACTGCTACCTGATAATAATCTTGATTCCCTTGTAATGTTAAATGTTGGTTTAGTTGCTTGAACAACTGGTAATTGCCTAAATGCTGTTGTATTTGTTCCATCACTATCTAGTAATGTTCCAAATGTAGTTTCACCTTTTATACCTAGTTTAACTTCATTAACAGGAATAACGGATGTATCAGCCATTATTTCTCTCCTTTTTTACTTTTTTTTATATTTACTTTACTAACTAATCCCATAGCCAACATTTTGTGTGCTACTTCTTGTTCTAAGTTAATTTCTTTTCCATCTTTTAATTTTGACAATTCCAAAGAACTACAAGGAACATTCATCGCATTAAAATTGCTTAATTTTTCTACTTTACCTTTTACTTTCATATAACTCCTAGCCTGTGTTTCCAAAGTGAGTGCAAGTTAATGACCATTGTGCTACCATATAATCATCATAACCCTCAACTTCTACATTAAAATCTAATTCACCTAGAGTTACATTAACTGCCTTAGTATTATCAGCTAATGTTAATGTAATATTATCGTGTACTAAAGCCTCTAATATACTTACCTGATTCAATACATAATCTTGAAATTTATTATCTTTTCTTCTTAAAAAGTAATACTGACAATCAAAATCAAATTCTCTAACTTCCATAAAAGTAGCTTTTTCTAATTGACTAGAGCCAGTTGGTGTAATTCTAATAAATTGATTGTTTTTTATTTCTTTATCCCAATCAGAATAAACTGGACATTTCATTTCTGCTCTTATTTTACTTTGTAAAGCAGTTATAATATTCTTCCAATTATTTGTATAGGTAACAGCCATTATCTTCTCATTTCAATAGTTTTATTGCTTTTATTAGTGACTTTTCTTTCTTTACCATAAACTTCTACATACCAATAATCATCAGCGTGTGCTGATGAACCTTGAAATCTACCATACAATCCACCATATAAATGTTGTAAACCACCTGTTATTATTTCAGCATCAGTTTGGTCACCTTCTAATTTATCATTTCCAAAATGCTTTACAATAAATGTTGCAGTTCCATATGCACCAGCTGTATCTATTTCAATCTTTAACATATCATAATTTTCACCACTATAATCGCCACCTAATTCAACTAAATCAAGTCCAGCTGATACTACACTTCTAAATAGTATTTTACCATTCTTATCTTTATCATCAACTTCAAATGATAATTTATAAATACCATCATTTAATTTATCAATAATTCCAGTTCTATCTTGATTTGTTACTAAGCTATGATAATAGTCAGCTTCTTCAGATATACCTTCTTTTGCCCTAATCAAGTTTGCAGCAGCAATATAGCAAGTGCATTTAATTAATATAGGGTCATATTCTTCTACCCTATTTATAGGTGCTGGTGAATCTATATCAATTTGCTTTTGTTTTTCAAATGGTGTTTGATACCTAGCATCTACATAATTATGTAATTCTAAACTTGCATCTACCAATGCTTGATTTAAAAAATCTGTAAAATCTACACCAGCCTCAAATACTTGTTCATTTATTGTAGTAGATGAATAATTACTATTATAATATTCTACTTGATTTGTTGCACTTGCATAAAACCATTCGCCATTACT